AACTTGTCTGTAGCTATGGCCTTCGACAAAGATACGGCCTGCGCCACTTTGTCTTTTCGATACAGGTATATGCTGTAATCAGCCGCAATGTCATTAAAAGTGAATTCAAAATCCTTATTCATCGCCGCCAGTTGACCTATGTGACATTTCAGAGAAAACACACCTGTATCTTCAACTGATTTCCGCTTGACAAAGTCATAATACACTGGGAAGCTAGTCTGCTGTAACCCCATCACTCGCTGAAATGCTGCGAAGTATTCATAATTGAACCACTCTTCGCACCACCCGATCAAACCTGTTCTGGAAAGAGTGTCAGAGAAAAGAGTGCTTCCGCAACGAGGGGTGCAGAATATAACGAATGTCTTTAGATTTTTTACATTCCCGTCGGGCCGACCTGCAAGCCACTCGAACAAGTCAAGATGAGTTTGTTTTACAGTTCGGCCTTCGTAGGTAAACTCTCGGAATAGTTTGCTCATACCATCATCTTCGGAAGAAGTTCCTCAATCTCAGAAATGATCGGGTTTCGAACAATGTCTTCGCACATCAGTTTTATTGTTGCCACATCTTCAATGTGTCGAAGGTGCTTCACTGCAAGCTTAAACGCTCCTTGATCTTCAGGGTGCAAGTCAGATTGTTCAAGATCACCCGCCAGAACCATTTTAGCATTATCACCGATCCGAGTCAACAGCATACGCAATTCTGCCAGAGTGGCATTCTGAGCTTCGTCTAAGATCACGAATGAATTGTCGAAAGTGCGTCCTCGCATCATGCTAAGAGGTACGATTTCAATCGTACCTTCTTGCAGGAACTCGCGGAGTTTATTCCTCTCAAGGTAAACACAAAGCTCATCGAACAGAGGTGTGAGATAAGGACCGACCTTCTCTTCCATTGTGCCTGGAAGGTAGCCAATGTCTTTACCTACGCCAACAACAGGGCGGCAAATGCAGATCCGCCCAACGCTTCCCTTGCTGAGCATCTTGACTGCCGAGGCTGCAGCAATGTGGGTTTTGCCGCTTCCTGCTGGCCCATGCACCATGATGATTTGATTTTCTTTGATCGCCTTAATGTAGTATTTCTGATTTTCTGATTTTGCCACAAGATTCTTTGGTTTGAATCCAGAGTTAGCTTTATTATTCCTATCAGATTGTCGGCGGCGACTCATACTAGCTCCTAACTAATTATACCTGCCAGAAACAACAGGAGAAGTAACATTAACGCTGAAATTATATAAGAGTAAAACAACGGAAGTCTTCGGAGAAGTTCTGTTGCGACGAAGGTTCCAAACACTTTGCAAGCTACCATACCAAACACACCAGCATGAATCATGATTAATTTTGCTAGTGGGTTAAGCTCACTGTCAACTGTTAACCATTGGCAACACCAAATATCTATCGACGTTACCAACCAAACCCAAGTAATTAAAAGTGTTTTCATCTTTCATCAACTTCTACATAACGTCCGTCAAACATATCGAACCCGTCCCAAACATCGGGAGGAAATCTTCGGAGATAAGATTGGGCTTCAACAAAGGCGTCCATATCGCCTTCGAACATTCTATTTATTGACCTGTCTTTATCTCTTTCAGGAGTGTCCTGAAAGAAAGTGACGACAGCCAAGTAGCCTCGGAACCCTTTCTTGTATATGCTTTTATCTTTAACTTTTTTCTCATTTTTCCTCATTACACCTTATCCTTTGAAGCCTATTCAAAGGCTTCAGGAGGGAAGAAAGCTACTATTGATTTGGCTTTTTCAAATGTGCTGGCCTTTATTTCTATTGTTTCCCCGTCCTCTCTAAGAACGACCTTAAAGCCGTTCTTAGTTTTCACAATCGATTTGTCCCAGACCACAGGTTTAGAAGTCACGCCTTCCTCGAATAACGAGCCTCCTTTGGGATTCCTTCATCACTCAATTCACGATAGCGAAATTCAATTGTGTCGCCAACCTTGAAGTGTTTGCCTTGGAAGTTCGTAGGCATCATAACACCAGGGTTATTGTAAGCAAACTCCCGCATATACTCTGTCGCAAACTCTCGCTCTGAGTCGGTAAATCCGCTAAGCTCAAGCTTCTTTCCATTGTAATCAGTGACAACAGCACCGATTAAACCTCGCAGTTTGGAGCCTTTGTCAGTCTCTCTGCCCGACACAAAACCAACAATCTTGGCTTGGTCGTCATTGAAAGGTTTCAGTTTGAGAAGATTTGAGGACCGCTTTGGAACCCAAATTGAGTTGGGTTTCCTAAGCATCACACCTTCTCCACCTGAATTCATCACAACGTCCAAAAGCCTTTCTAGCTGGCGTTCGGCTTCACTTTTATTATCAGGTAAGATTGTATGTTGATGGAGGTAGCAAGTCTCTCCTCCAACCAAGGCGTTCTGAAGAAGATTGATCTCATCTTCAAAAGTCACATAACCTTCTAACACGGTGAAGTCTTCAAGAAGTCCAAGCTCCCTACGTTCTTGCATAAAGTTTTTTATTCTTTGTTCATGTAAATGCAAGTGGAACTGTGTATTTTTGATCTCTCCAGATTGAAACACTTTAGAGATTGAGGGAGATCCGAACGCAGCAAATACTACGTCTCGCCACCGATCTTCTTCAGGTTCATCCCTGGAAACGATTGATCGGAGAGTCTGGAAGCTGCCCCTGCCAGCATACAACTCACCGTCAAGGAACATTGACGGAAGCCGATTCAACCACCAATCGGGTGCCATAATCGGGTTTCCATACCTACTCCAAAGCCCTGTTGAATATGGTTTTACCTTATCTTTAGGCATACCAGTCTTAGGGTTTATGACATTGGCCCAAGGAACCTCAAATGTCGGCAGGCCACGGGAGATACCACCGTCCCAAAACACTCGGCATCCATCAAGCTTTTCGCTTACCCACATGCCTGCTGGACTGTCTTTCCCAGGGCGGAACTTCTTTGCTAATTGTAGAAACTCACGACGCGACATTTTCGTTCTCCGGTTGGACTAAAGCATGTATTAATATTTGGTGGCGGTCTGGCGAAGGGCGGCGAACAATACGCAAAAGAACTGGGATACGCCCTTTAGTACATAGCCAAGCGTTCTCTTCCTGTGGGATAGGGATGGCTTTCGTCTTCACATTCCCCAGTGAATTTATCTTGTGCGCCAGACCGTCAATCATCTTTCTCAAGTAAAGGTTCTCGATTTCCTTTCCAGTTAGTTCTGTGAAAGTCTCCGTAGGGATCGATACCGTTACACTGAGAAGATTGTCAATGTTGGTTACCTCGCCATCTACCACCTCAACTTCTAATCGAGTGTCAAGCAATCGTGACAGAGATGGGATCTCGGTTATCATAGAACCTCCAGCAAACTGTAAGCTTGGTTTACTACTTTAAGTATACCATACATAGTCTTCATGTCAACATCTTTATCTTGCTTATCCAGAAGTTTTTCAAGATAGTTCAATTTATTTTGAAGTGCTTGAATCCTAATGTACTGGTTGTCTAGTTTTTCCTGCAAATCTTGAACATGTCGCACTGATTCCTTTAATGACTTCTTCAGCCGCATGTTTTCTTGCTCATACTCATTCACGACACGGAGCATCTCAGCTTCACGGACACAAAATGCTTTGTTCTGCTCTGCTAATGTCTGCACAGTTTGCACAATTTTCTCAGACTGCCTAGCCACGTAATAATAGCGTTCATTCCAATTCTGAATAACTTCTGCAGACTCAACCTTATCTTGCCAAATCTTTGCACGGCGCTCAGTGTCCCAAGCATAATGAGCCGAGAAAGCGCAAACACCGATCAACAACAAACAGACTGTAGCATGGAAACCCTTCATTACTCACCTCTCAAATAAATATCTAGTAGTCTTTTCTTCCTTCTTTGTATATTCGACCGGGAAACGCCAAGTTTCTCAGCCAGATCCTTTGTCTTCATTCCCCAGTTAGCACTGTCAAGAATCGCTTCATCTACCTCTGTTTCCGTATGATTCATCAAATATTCATAAGCCTCTCCTTTCCAAATGTCTGCTGGCTCACTTGGCTGGTCTTCATCGAACAAAAAACCAATAGTGTTGCAGGTAGGTTGCATAAGATCCTTGCCTTGGCTTTTTAGATACCATTGCTGTCGGGTCTTAGGCGTAACTAAACATTTGTTATCGTTTAAGTAGTAGCTTAGATCCCTCTGCAATTTATTGACTACTGATTTAATTGTGGTTTTGTCTCTGGATTCCCACAGTGATTTGAAAGCCACACTTACCAAATCATCCTGAAATCGCTCAGTCTCAGGCCAATTGTAAAGAAGTTTGCCTATTTCCCTCTTAGCATATTTACACATGTCGAAGAAGTAATCTTCCTCGTCAATATCTCCTTCTTTGAATTTGCGGAAAACTTCTTCTGCCTCGCCAAACGTGATACTCTCATTGAGCATAGGATGGTCGAAGTCTCTGGTTTTCCACTGTTCTGATGTTAACATTATTATTGACATTGGACCGCCATTAAGAAACTTGTCACTTCAAAACCATATTTGTCAGCTTTTTCATAACTGTAGACATAACCACGAGGGTCAAAGATTCGTTCGCCATCCCACGCACACATGTGGCCGAGCTTGGTGAAACCCTCAAGCAATCCAGCACCGTATTTTAATTGATCACGAAACACTTTTTCAGAATCAGTGTAAACAGAAACAGCAGGTGCTTCCACTGATGGTTTCATTTGTGGATCACGGACAAACTCAACTAAAGCTATTCGATTACGCCGCCAAATCCAATCGATTATCTCTGGTTTAGAAGGCACTTTCGGATATTTTGACCAGAGACCTTTGAAATACTTGGCACCTTCTGGATAAAATTCCTTGTGAATTCTTTTGCGGTCTTCATCCAGCAGCATAGCTAAACTAGCATACACACACCCATATTTACTTCCGGGTTTTAAATGCAATTAAACACTCCTCAATTGATAAGAACATTGACATAGTGAATCCTAGTGGGTCAGGGTGGTACCCTTTATCATTCCAAGGACGAGGGACCAAGATTGCTTCGCCACCGGCTTCCCTGAACTTTTCGCAATTACGGTCCCGGTCATCAATCAAAAGAGAATTTCCATTGGCAAGAACCGATTTATCTGCCGATATGATGATTTTACGTTTCAATTCTGGAAACTCGTGGCAAATGTGATCAAACTTTGCCGCCACACATGAACTGCTTAGAGTAGGGCTTGTAGCGAAATACACTTCTCCATGCGCTCTCAAAGCTTGCACGAATGCTTTTGCCCCAGGGTAGAGCGGAAGATTTCGCCAGAAATCATAACCAAAGGAATTCCAAAACACTCTCTTGTCCAGTTCGGGAAGACCTTTCTCACTTCTAATAATGTTTACTGCCTTAACAACATCCCACCCACAACCATCTGGAAAGTTGCTTTCATCAACCCAAGCACCATTGTATGCCATTGCTGGCCCGACGAAGTTCACGACAACTCCATCAAGATCAAGAAAAATCTTCATACTCATCAAATAAATCCTTTAAGTCTTGCTCTAATTCTGCTGCTTCTTCATCGTATTTACTCTTCCAATAGTCTCGCCAGTTAGGCGGCTGAAACAGCTTATCGTATTCCTCTTCACTGCAGCCAGCTATGATCCATATCCCTACGCCAAACTTTTCCCATATAGGCCACTTCACCCGCTGTGCGCGGGTGAACTCGTAGCCTTTAGGATTCTTCAGGTCAATCCACCTGTCACCATGCTTCGGGTGCATGATGTAAATGTCCGGTATACCTTTCTGAAGCTGGTTACCGATCATCCTTTCTACATGCCAACCTCGCATCTCAAGGAACTCAATGAAGCTCCTTTGAATCTTGGCTTCCGGCCCGTCCTTGCTTCGGAACTTCTTAGGTTTCATGTTAGACGCACTTAAAACCGAAAGTCACAGATTGATCAGACAACCCGCTGGTTAAGTTGCCTTTTTCCACACTCATTGAACCTTCAACAATAATTTCCACAAGTTCAAGATTTTCACCAGGGCCAGAAAAGAAAACTTCTATCTCTTCTTCATCTTGAACACATGAGGTAGCCCTATCAATAGCATGCTTAAACTCTTTCAAATTCATTTCCAATCTCCAAGGTCACCATCGTCGTGAATAACGATTGTGGAAAGAGGCTTAGGGTGCGAAGCCTTCTCACCATAAAAGAACGGGTTTCGAATCATCTTCGGACCACTGCTGACCGGATCAGGCTTATAGTAAGGGTTTGCCCGATAATAAGGGTTAGCAGAGTCGTTTCGGGATACAACCACATTGCTCGCCGGTCGATGGTGCCGACGAATATTCATGGCACTGTTGGCTGGTGCAAAACCCTCCCAGCTATAGCATTGATAGGCAAGGCAAGACACGCTGGCAAAAACTGCAAAAACAATCAAATTCTTCACTTTACTTCTCCTCCGGTGTTAAAACATTAGGAACTGTTGACAAAAGCTCTGCCAACTCTTCTTTATTATACGTCACGAGAAGCCGAAAGTCAATGTCTGTTTTCTGCTTCCCAAGAGCCAATAGTTGCTGGCGGGTAAGGTCTTTAAGTTTCACATCAAACTCCTTGCTGCACAATACACAGCGTAACTAACAACTGTAGTAAACACAACCATAGATGCAACAATACTCACAGTGATTGCGGCAATCAACGCCATAGTAAAGGCGGTGATATTATCTTGTCGTTCACTCTCACTACACATAATCTTCTCCAAATAAATTCTTCAAGTTAAGTTCATCTTGACTTTTGTATTTCCTTCCAACGAACGGGCTGTTGACCGCTCCTAGACCGTCCCTAATACGATGAACAGTGATTTCAGAAGGTTTCCAGGCACTAAGCCTGATCCACTCTTCTGCTTCTTTTAACACGGTGTGGGCGCTGATAACATCGCCTTTGTACCTGATGATGTAGATATATTTGCTTCTCATCGCGTGCTCCAAAACTTTTCCCTGGCTAATGCCAGTGCTAATCGAGCGTCGTACAACGCCTGATGCGTCTTACCGGGAATATCAAATCGTTCTGCAACATCCTTTTGAATACTTTTGTGATTCCCTACACCGTCCTCATTAGCATAAAGAGAGTTAATGTCAAGGCACCTGTAGTGAAACATATAAGTCGGAAAACCAACAGCTTCCTTAAGAAACTGCATATCGAAACTTCCAACATTGTTCCCTACAGGGATGTACTTCGTCCCCTCTTCCCAATGTTTCAGAAGAAACATATGCAGTTTATTGAACGCCGATGAAAGCCTGCTGCCTTCTCCCTCACTTATCTTTTGTATGAGACCAGCATTCATAGCCAAAGCTCCTGGTGACCCTTCAATTCTATCATGCGCCATCACACAATGAAAGGTAGGGCAATCAATTACCCGCTGGCTTCTGTCATCCAGAACCGCAGCGATCTCTAGAATCTGGTCTCTTTGTGGGTTCAGTCCAGTTGTCTCAATATCAATCGCTAGGTACATGCCGTTCCTTACTACGTTGAAGACTTGTCATTTCATACTCATCATATACTAAGTTAGATAGTTTTGCCTGCTGGTGAGCTATAGGCACAAAAGCAATCGTGCCTGTCAAATACCTGCCGCCAGCAGGGCACCAAGACAGTCTAATATCTTCATCATCATTGTGCAAACCGTCAATACTTAAACATACTCCTTTGTGTTCAATTGTCAAGTTATCAGCATGGAAGAATCTTTTAATAAGAGGCCCACTTATATTAGTCCTGTCGAATTCCTCGGTCCAAATCTTACTTTCAACCTGAGAATTTATCATCGAGTCCAGTGCTGAATGCATCCAGGCATTCTCACCCTCAAGCTCCTTGATTCGCTGTTGAGCATACTTAGGCAATCTTTCAAACTGTTCTTTATTCATAGCTAACTCCTGTAAGCGCTGTCACCAGGAATTGAACCTGGACCACCCCGAAAGCGTCGAGGCGTGCTCGATCCTTTACGTGTTTAGACGCCGTACACACGCCAGACCGTTCAGTTTAGGAAGGCCGTCGCCTTCCGCCCCTCTCCATTACACCATGACAGCATGTTAACTGGTTTTCTTTCACGCTTGGTTTTCCACCATTGCTAGTCTATAGCCTTCATCGTACCCTTCAGAATACCCTTCTTCGTACCCTTCTCCATACCCTTCTTCGTATGCCTCTGTGCAAGATGACCCCTTCTGATCATCAAGACAGCGTCTGCAAAGGTCAACTTCAATCTCCACTGCTGACTGTGTTGTAGAAACATAGGCGTTAAGAATATCGCCACAGCCTTCACACCTGACTTCAAGTTCAATTTCTGCCATAATAATCTCCAAAATGTTGTAAACTTCTACACAATTAGCTGCGGAGGCTGGACTTGAACCAGCAACCACTCGATTAACAGTCGAGCGCTCTACCGTTGAGCTACTCCGCATTATGGGCGGGTTCACCGCCCTGCCTAGTTGCCTAGGCCGAAATCATTTTCCCGCTCCTTATCTTTTGTTTGTTTGCAATAATCTAATATCATCTAAATCTTCATTTTTTTAATTATACTATTTAGTTATTCATCTGTCAAGTCATTTTTATTCTCCCGAATCGAAAGCAATTTAACAACAATCATCCCAAGAATCAGCGCGGCAATTTCCATTACTCTATCCGCAAATCAGCATTTAACATTGCTACTTCTTCATAAACTAGTCTGAGCGCTCGGTAACTATCTCCCATTGCTCTTTCCAGTTCTTTGAAACTTCGATCCGCTGCTTTAGCGTTTCGAATTGTATTCATTCTTTCAAACTCAATCAGCTTTAGATTAAGCTCGCTTGCTTTAAGCATCAGTTCTTCATGGCGGTCACAAAGAAAGTCCAGTTGCCGCCGAAGCTCTTTCCTGATCTTTTCTGTCTTCATTTGTCTTTCCTTTTCTACTTATAGTATACACCGAATACAGAACGTGTCAAATTAAATCGTCTAAATCTGTGATTTCTACTTCCTCCTCCTCATCAAGCTCTTTCAATTCGTCAATCGACATCGGCTCAACATAACACTCGTCGCGGAAACCAGTGATTCCGTGCGGCCCGATATGGACTTCCAGATTCTCACCGCCTCCTTTCTTCCCTGCCCAGTTCTCCATGCTTCTCACCCAATCCATGCCAATCAAAGGCACTCTGTCGCGGAAGGACTCAACTACACCCACAACAACCTTTGTTACCTCTTCCACCATTTCTGGCTTAGTCACCGATAACACTTCGTCATGGACGTTGATAGGTGCAACCACCCACTCATTAATACCGTGCGGTTGCAAGTCCCATATCTTCCTCTGTAAGGCTTTGGTGATCATTGCACCAGGAGACTGGATAAGGTGGTTGTTGGCCGCTCGTATGGTGCTAGCCTGTATCTGGAAAGCAGCACCATAGAGTGCTGATGACACGGCTCCTGCGGGTGTTTGCTCCCTGTCTCGCCGTACAACAGTAAAGCCTAACTTTCTCCACGGTTTGGGTAAGTCGCTCGCCAAATCATACAGAGCTTTGGCGATCTTGTTTTCCAGAGTAAAGTACCGACGAAACCCAAGAAATGTTTCAACATATTCTGCTGGTTCCTTATAGCTAATCCTACCTGTTCCAATCTCACCATGCTGTTCCAACGCCTGGAAATCTTCAGCAATCTTTTCTCTCGTTCGCTTAATACCAGGGTATTCGTTCTGAAACCCGTCAAACGCAGCATCAGCGATCTTCTTTTTAATTGACAGTTTCTTGTTGATGGTGTTTGCATCGCCGCCGTATAACGTGGCAAACACAGCCTGCTTGCCGCGAGTATACATGTCAACATCACCGCCATCTTTATAGTTTTTACTGGCTTTGATTTCATCCTCAGTCTTGTCAGGATAAATCTGTTTAGCCATCATCGTGTGGATTGACTTACCCGCCAGAAGGTCATTGTGAAGCTTCTCATCCTTAAACACAGCATCAGCTAATGTAACTTCAAAACCATCAAAGTCACCGCCGCATAATTCCATTCCTTCCCATTTCAGAGGGAATGCGGATCGAACTTCTTCACTACCTTTAATTCCTTGAGCATTCAGACCTTCACCGCCTGCCATTCGGCTAGACAAAGTGCCAATCACCTTAAACGCAGCGTGGAACCTGCCAGCTTTCAGCAATTTTACGTACAGGTCTTTCTCTTTCGCCGCTGCCTTGCACTTGAGAATTTCATCGGCACGCTTCGACGCCAGCGTTGGACCCTCAAGCAGATAGCCACGGCCTTCACACCGTGGGCAGTCCACACCGCCTTCCTTACCCTCACCGAAGCACCTAACACAAAGCTCACCACCAAGCTCTGGATCAACATCATCAGGCGAAACAACATGGTCAGCCCTGATCTTTTCCAGGTGAGCTTTCTTCGTGCTACTGTCAATCAAGGTGGCTTCGCTGTCGTCCATCACCTCTCTAATATAGTTCTTGACCTCAGAAGGCCGGTCAATATTTACTGGGGATGACGCAAGCACCCCTTCGGATTTTGCGTGTAGTTCGGTGATCGCGTCAGCATCGATTTCAAATCCATGCCACCTGACTGCTGCCACCATGCAGGCGAGCACCGAGTCGTTATCGTCTTTCTCTGGGAATCCAAAGTTTTCGTCGAGCAGGCGGGTGTATTTAACGTCATCTCTTGCATATCTTCGTGCTTCTTCATTTGTTCTCCAATGTTCAATGTCATAATGTATTAAAGCGGGCCAAGCTTGACCTTGTAACTTTCCCGACTTCTCCCAAGCCTTCCACTCAATATCAGGCGATGAGACAGCCAAGGCAAACGGCGCGTACCCAAGCTCGACAATCTTTCTAGGTCTTTCTGGATAAACTTCCTTGAATGAGTTAAACTCAGTGTTTAAGCCGAGACAATGCTCTGCTAGGAATTTCAACCCGCGAGCAGGCTTGAACTTCAACACAACGTCCTTGAAGTTCGGGTCTACTTGATCCTCCTTTCCTCTTTTTACTCTGTCGTATACACTCCACTTCGGTGCGTTCGGATTCTTTTTACCAGCGAACAGAATTCCATCAAGCTCGATCAACTCTTCCAAATGATTTCTAAGAGGCTCAGCAAGAGCAGTCGGCACCTTGGGAATCTTTACATCGTGCCGAGACATTAATGTTTGATACTGGCCTTTGCGAGAGTGCAGCATCAAATCTACTGTGCTCTTCGGTTTCAGGCAAGGGCCATCTCTCGCATCTCGTTCAGCCTCCGTCAAAACTTTTTCTGGCAAGTCACTAGGTATAGCGTCTTGCGGCAACAGTCGCCACATTGTATAAATCTTACACAGGTGAAACCAATCGAAGGCCGCGTTGAAGAATACACAAGTGCCTTCACAGAAATCTTCAATAAGTTTGACTGTGTGGCTTACTGGCACATCCCAGACATTATGAAGATGTATGTCTCCATCCTCGTAAGCCCACTGAATCAGGACAGCTAATCCGTGCAGGCCGCAGGTTTCAGTGTCAATATAATAAGCGTTCTTGCGAAATCTCATTGGATAGCCTTTAACACATTGATCGCGTCTTCAACACTTTCTCGAAGCTCGCCAGAAATATCTTTTCTTCCTCCAACTAGTCTTTAAGCGACTCGTTTTCATTCTGTAGGTTTTCGATTGAAGAAGAAAGAGTTGCTTTGTCCTTTTTAATTTCTCCTAATCTATAGTTAAGTTGCTTCGCTCGACAATCATTGTCATCACGTTCCCTTTTCATATCTAAGTATGTTGATCGCCATTCACGCTCCATCTCACCACAGTATGAAGATAATAAACGGAGAAATGAAATAAGAATAACAATAATAATAACCAAGGAAATTTCAATCAACATCATCAGACTCCTTTGATGCTGATCTTATGTTCTGTTGCAAACCGACTTATTATGTCGGAAGCCATACAGTACAAAGACTCTGCCGAATTATAAGTTCCCGCATCGACTCGCGCCCAATTATCGCCACATGATAAATTCACACCTTCTTCTGTTGCTTTTGCTTCAAACACAAGATAGTTTTTCACTGAAAAACGATAACAAAAACGCAAAGTATGAGAGCTGTTGCAAACAATCAACCATCTTAGATCAATCTGTTTGAAATGATATAATTCCTTTTTAAGTTCATTTAGCAGGCGAGTGCTTTCCTCCATCTTTTTATCTCGATGTTTTTGTTTGTTGTGAGTGATATTGTAAAGTTTCATGTTCGAATGTCCTCCGGGTCAACTAATATGTCTTTGTCTTTAATTGTACTTTTGCAAGTGTAGAAAGTCAAGTATTTTGTGGCTATGAAGTTGTTTCTAGGTCTGATACCTAGTGTGACAGGCTCACTCTTAACATACCCTATAGCTTTCTTCAGCACCCCTGTCACCCGCATGGCTACAGGGTTGTAGAGCTTCGCTTTATTAACTTCTTTTTCACCGGAAAAAGAATACTCAAGACGAGATATTGCTTCTACTTTTACTTCATCGCCAATCTTCAGTCCTAGCGGGTTATTCTTGTCATATTGCCTCATGATTTCAATCCAAATGTTCTCGTTGTTAACCCTACTAAAGTATACCATCAAATCAGGTTAAGTCAAGACATAAAAATAGCGGTAGTGTTAGAAAACACTACCGCTAAGGTAAATTATTGAACCATCTTGGCTGATTCAAACACAGCCAGTCCAATTATATCGTTTTCGTTCATAATAATCTCGTCAACTAGTACATTTATCAAGCCAGGGCTAAGAGACCAAGGGTTGTCGCCAGTCTCGTAGTCATTCTCGTTTGCCACCTGCCCCTGATAAGGGAGATCGCCAGTCGGGCGCACCACATCATACTGGAAAAGCAAAGCCTCAGCAGCACGGTCCATTGTCCCTGCTGTGGCTACTACAGGAGTAGCCAAATTGTCAGCAGACAAATCAACATTAGCCGTGCTGACCTTCATGTAAGCACCATTTACAGTGCTTCCATTGGCAGTCAAAGTGGCATCGTTGGCAGTCAAGTTCCCGGTAAGAGAAACATCAACATCGCCAGAATTGTAACTAGCTACAACTGTTTCTCCACTCAAAGCCGTGTCAACAGCACTTTGAATAGTTGCTTGATTGGCGTCGTAGGAAATATTACCAGTCGTCACAGCCACATTGTAATTCGGGAAATTCAATGTAATGGTGAAGTTGCCGGAATTAATAGTGTCCGTGTGGGCCGGGATCGTCGCCACATGAGATGCCTTGGCATACGGAGATGCGAGAGCAATGTCATTGCTCTTCAATTGAAGCAACTCATTGTAGGCGTGACGATCCGGCCCGCGAGCATCGTCACTGGTGTTAAATGTCGTAGCATTATTCAAAACTGTGTTAATCGTATCACCCATTAAATACTCCTTGGGATTAAACACCCGACTAAGAACCTCAAACCAATGATAATCAGGAAGGACTGAAGCCAAGTCAGTGCAACAACATCCCAATTAGGCACAGCGAAAGAATTCCACAAATAGGCTAGAATCACCGCACCGACAGCATAAACTGCCATGCTAAAAACAACTGAAAGTAAAACCAACATAATAGCAGCAGCAACAGTAACAGCGTTGTCATCTTTCTTCATACTTGAATACTCTCCATTTCATCAATAAAATATCGTTTAGGTCCGTTATGTTCATATTCTGATTTGAGCATCACGGGAAGCCGCCATGTAATTCCATATTTCCTGTTTACCCCATGGATCAATTGTGAAGGTGTAGTATAGCCAGCACACGCGTTGTAAGCAAAAGCATCACTAGCAGGCCAAGCCCCGTTCATAATCATCTCGCCGTTTACATCAGTAGTGTTACCTGGACGGTGAAAGTGACCACAGCAATAATAGCGAATCGGGACACCGTCTCGAACATTATCCAGGGCCATCATCCTATAACGTCTTCGTTCCAGTCCATACCAGGGAATCCCGAGATTTGATCGGACATCATCGCCGTGTGCTATATTAAATCCTACCCCATCAATCTCAACATTGCAAGAAAAAGAGTTAGGAATTTGGAAATTTATGTTACCGACATTGCCACAGTACAACTGAGCGAACTTAGCAATCAGATAATCCCAGTTATCGTGAGCACCGTGATAATCCTTCTTCGTGCTTCGTCTTCCGTGGTTACCAGGAACAGAGATTACGTTGACCTGATCAAAGTAAGGAGCCAAGTCTCGAAACATCAAAGCATGAAGCTGTCCAATTGCTTGACAATTGCGAAACATGTTTTTGAAATAGCTTCGCTGTGCCGCACCGTGAATCTCTCCACTAGTGTGATCACCATAGGAAAGCACAGTTAGAGAAGGAAAGCGAAACTGAGGCGCTAGGGTTTGCTGAGTCCACTTGATGATTGTGTCAACATAGCGTTCCGCTCGGCATACACTAATCGGAAAGTTGTACTTTTCCAACCCACCAGTATCATCATACGTGACTACCTGATCATGGTGACCATCAGACAGGTGCATTACTAGATGTTCTACTGTCTGGTTCTTTGTGGGTTTTACCTTTCCTCGTGCTGTCGGCAAAGGTGTGAATGGGTTGATCCTGGTTTCCATTTCGTCCGTGATGGCTTGAAACAATCCTTTGTTCTTGACAGCGTGCTTTAGTCGCTTGTTAGCAAGGTTCTTTTCTTCTCGAAGATGAGCCACCTCAGCCTTCAGCTTGATAATTTCATCGTCTACTGTTGCTGGCACAGCGTTGTAACTCCGACCGCAAGCAATGTCGCTGACCATAGACCGGCTGATGTTATACTTCTCACCAATTTGCTTCTGAGTGAGATTTCCTTTTTCAATATCACTCTTTATATTCTTCACAGTGGTTTCATTCAGCATCTTCTTCTCCAATAAGTTTAGTTTCTTCAAAAGGATGGTTGGCGATAATATGCTCAATTGCTTCTAGAAAATGTGTTCCTTTCAACGAGAATAGCTTTTCCTTCAGATCAATACTGGCTAGGTGCTCTCGTTGCCCTTTAAGTTTGTCAGGGAACAGGATAAGTTGAGCCGACTTGTTGACATATTCCTGCGGATTATCGCAATTGTTGCACCCCATATCAACTTGGTCGTTAAGCCAAGCACCTGCACGATTGTAGAACCTGTTACCCACCAGTGTTATGAATGGAAGTCCCATATAAAGGGATTCCACCAATACATTGTAACATCCAAATGGGAACGAGTTAAGAGCAAAATCATGTTGCTCTGCGTTTTCCATGTAGTCATAATATTCTTGCTCAGAATGCAACACGGCATTCGGCAGCATCCTACGAATCTCTTCACAAAACGATGGGAGGGCTGCGTACCTATTAATACCAGGGCTAGCAAACAGATGGAATTCGTGCTTAGAGTCGGGCTTGGCTCCCCACACAGACTTGTTAATTTGATTTAGAAGCATGAGAAGCGAGTGGTTATACTTGTCCGGCCCCCAAACACAATTAACCCGCACTACTCCATCATCAATGTAATTATGCTTCCGTTCTGCTGTAGGCCAAGCTGGCTCTTGAGCCAAACCAGGGATGCAAACCCGCGTTTCCGAGTAAGCTTGATCGGCTTCCTTCTCCACTTGACCACAAATGTAGTAATCAATCTCGTTGTTGTCACCAGTTGTATCTGGATGACCGTACCCAACGGCTTGAATCGGAGCCATCCGAGCGTTCGACAACCAGATTGATTCGTCAGTCATGCCGATGTCTGGGAAGTAGACAAGCTGAAAATCGTTGTTCTTCAACTCGTCTGGAATGATAAGCTTGCCATCTCGTTCAAAGTGGCAGTTAACTACCTTGTCAAAGTAGTCAGTCACTATTGTGTCTGGCATCCGATCCTTTGGTGCTGTCCACACCAAGGTGAGTTTATACTTACCCACAAGCTGCTCGACTAAGGGAGAAGCCGACTTATAGACAGCGTGGTTGCGATGCCATTTGTTCGTTACAATGGCTATCGAATCGGGTGACGGATTGTTATTAAACTCAGGTAGTCCTTTCTCTTTGATTCGAGCATTCATGATTGACTTCACATGCCGGACATGATCAGGGCAATGGTAGGTGCAAGAGAAGTAAATACCAGACAATGCATGATGAGGAGGAATCCAACGCTCATCCATGTCTCGGAAATGCTTGTAAAGGTTTTCTTGTAGCAGGCGGGTTGGAGAACTGATACCAAGAATATAAGTGTTGAACCAAACAGATGTTAAGAACGGGTCAACAGCAAATAAATCGGCTTGTTTCACTTGCAACTCGCAACGAGGGTTTTGCAAGAACAATACTTTAGCCACATTATTTTCCTGAAGAAGCGATCCTTTCAATGCCCCATCATTTGAGCGGAAGCCGGTGATCGCAACAATATGATGAAATAAGTGGGAAGTCTGAATTAGCTTAAACGCCATTTGCCTGTTAGGCGTGAAACCTTCGTCCAACATAGCAGTGTATACAAGTTGAGCGAACTCCGTCATTGACTTAACTGCTTGAGCACCAAAAGCTTTATAATGATGATGTTCAAAGAACAGCAAGTATTCAATTATTGCTTCCCATACGCTTTCGTCCCTATTCTTAATTGCATCCACCCACCCTTTATAATTTATCTCTGGAATGTTCTCCATAGGGTTGGAAGGGTGCTTTATTAAAGGCTCTTTCTTATAGCGTAAAGCTTTCCTCTGCTTTTGCTTTTTCAATTGTTTTTGACGCTTCTTCGTGCTCATATTAAACCTTTGTTAACATGCCTTGGTAGAACTTGTAAATGGAGTCGTGTTTAATATTACAAGCAGTGACTTCTTTCTTAATGTCTTCTGCTCGCCAGGAAGTTGTCGCAACAATAAAAGGTCTCGGGTGCATGGCTAAGATCAAAGGAGATTGAATCTTTACCCCTGTTCCTGGCACATAACAACCCCACTTTCTTTCATCGCTGTCTACAACTAACGCATTTTCAGGCACTTTCATTTTGCGAAGGAACATCGCGCTTTTGCCAGCACCGCCCCAGTATGCAACATCGTCATTGTTCTGATTAAGCCACTCAGATGTCCGTTCAATATTTTCTTCCAAATATTCAGAACACCTATCTTTAACTCTAAGGCATGCTTCAGCAATAAGGACTAGAACTTCGTCTCCGTAATGTTTTTCACAGTACGACACTTGGAACCCACAACTTTCAACTAACTTGGTTAAGGAGTCCTTTGTGAAATGTTGAGGATGCTCATAAGTCCAGTCTTCAATCCGAGAGTCCCTTACCGCATTCTCAATGCAGGGTACTTCAATCGCAAGGTAACTTCCAGCAGTTAACTTGCTTCGAATATCAAAAACGAAGTCCTTCGGAAACGTCATGTGCTCCAGAAGGTGGCGCATAATTACACACCGGCGACCTTCAGGGAGATCCTGTGGAGAGAACATCTTTCTCTTGTAATCTATCCCTAGATACTTGCAATTCTCTACAGCTTCGCACGGATCAATAGCTAGTTTTTCAACATCTTTCAGATCGGCTAAGAATCTACCGTCACCAGCCCCAATCTCAACAAACCCATATACTTGCAGGCCATTAAGCAACTCGGTAATATGCGAGATATGGTCTTGCCATAGAGACCCTTTATTCCACATTACGCAACCAGCACCAGAGTAATCCACATTATTCGGGTTGAAAGCAGCGTTGAAATAGTGGCCGCACTCAGCACAATTGTAGATGTATATTTTATGAGTGGGGAGGTTCTTGGACTCCTGTGGGTCTCTCTTAAGTGAAACGAGAGACATAGGTTGGTCACCCATATCTAGGAATGGCCTGATTGAATTTGAGAAGCAAGAATAACAGTAGTTATCTAGCATTGTTCTTCCTTATTTATCTTGATTGAAACTCCCTGAGAGTCGTCTTCAATGGATTCAATTGAATAGAGAGTACCATCAACTTCAACAAACACTTCTGAATCTATAGGAAGCATTACAAGCTCATTATTTAACTCATCTACATGCATGATAAATCTCCGAATGCTGGCAGAATATAGATGTCTCCTGTTTTCTTCATAACCTGATCGAGAGTGGTTTTGCTGTCATAGCCAAGGTAAGCCAGCACAGGAAGATGAAAGTCTGCAAACAGAGAACAAACCACTTTGATGAAATAGTAGCCAGCGGATTCACCATTCAGCATGAAGTCGTACATTCGATTATCTTCATCAAGCAAAACAGTGACTTCAACTGATTCGCCTTCTTCTGTGTCAAAATCGAAAACCTCAAATAAAGTTTTCAGGTCTCCCCTCTTGTAAGAGGAAGGATCAGAATTTCGATAAACAGTTGTTGGTGACTTTACATCTATCGCTGCTACATATTTCATAACGATTCCCTAACCTCGCCTAGAGTCATCTGTTCTAATCTTCGGTTATCACGTAAAACATTAAGAACTTTCCTGTCAGTTCCAAGATGGAACAAATCAACAATTGTGGCTCCTTTATTCTCATCAATACCAGGGCGGTGAATCCGGTCTTCTGCCTGAATACGAGACTCTGGCTTGTAATCATTCGAATAGAACACAGCCATTCGAGATTCAGTCAAAGTCAATCCCATACCTCCTGATTCCGGGTGGGCCACAAACGCTACTCTTCGACGTTCCGTGTCTCCCCAGTAATCCAAAGGCTTGACTGATTTGGGGATTGTCTCCTCACCACAAGGGAGGATCTTCCAGCCACGGCCATCGACTTTAACAACGTCCCATTGTTGCTTATGGCAAACGTCAACAACCCTGTCAATTGAACCTTGGAAACCAGCGAAGATTACGATTCGGCCTTGCTCTTCATTCTCATCAAGAAGAGAGATAATCGCTTTATCTTTCGGGCAAGGAACTTTCTTCGATTCCCGAACCATGTTGGGAATATCGCCGCTCCCTCCACAAGTTTCACAAGTTGACATTTCCTTAACCGGATCAAGAACATCATCATACTGCCACTGCTCGCACTTGCCTTCGCCTTTGCATACAGGGCAAATCTTCATTCCTTCTTGACGTTCTCGATACTGGAAGCCATCTGACAATTCGCGAAGCCAAGTAATACCTTGAATAGCGGTCTCGGCAGTCTTCGCAAGAGTCTTCGCTACACGTTTAATCGTGCTGGTCGGCTCCAGTTCAACAGTGCGGTAAATCTTATCTGGTATATCGAGGCAATCTTTCTTTGCCAGCGGAAGAACAAGACCATCTAACCGTTCATATAAATAAGCCACTTCATTCTTACTCGGAACGAAATGGTGATCACCACCGTCACCAAATATGTCATCGAATTCATGCTCTGGATGATCTTCATACTCACCGCAGACATCGCACTTGTTCTCATCATCTTTCCAAGTCTTGCGCTTGGAGATTTTACCAGACTGAGTTTCAATGGATTCAAACACAGCCATACGCCGCTCAAACGATTTTGCCGAGCCTTCTCGAAGAAAACCAGGGTAGCATACTTCGCACTGTGCCCACCAATCTACTGGACTCTTAGGAGAAGGCGTTCCAGACATAAGAATGACGAAACCCTTGTCTCCGTGCTCTTCTCGAATTGAGTCTGCCAAGTGCATGGCAGCTTTGGTGCGGTTTGCTGTGGCTGATTTGAGTCGGCTTGATTCATCAAATATGACGCCTTCTGGAGCAGTACCGCCGCCCCATTGACCCATCTCAATTCTCAGTCGATCATAGGTCATGAGTCGAGGCATCACCTTCAAACCCCACTTCTTGAACTCACGTTCAACAGCAGCTAATGCTGACTTCGGACCAACCCACCACCAGTCATGGAGGCCGCTATTTTCCATCACCTCAATAGCTGAAAGTGTCTTACCAACACCCATCTCGGCAGCAAGAATTTTGTAATGGTAGGTAAGGCAGTGGTCAGCCATCAACCTCTGGTGATCGTACAAAGGCCGAGAGTAATTCCAATGTTGAAGAGGTCGGTCCCAATTAGCATAAGGGTCACCACCCATCATAAATTCCAACTGGAACTTATTGCGGGTGCAGTCATCTACCGACCACATCTTCCTCCCGTCATCCGGCACAAATTGGTGCCACTTGCTCCCTTTCATTGCCTTGATCTCATCCTTCAAGGCAAAAGGAGACTTGAGAAAGTAGATGCGATCACCATCTCTTTCGATGGTTGCTGGCACTTTCACCAGTCGGCCTTTTGAAGTTTCTTTAAGCAGTTTGATTTGTTCTGGCATTTTATTCCCTCGTTGCTTTCTATCTTAATTATACCACATATAAAAGATATGTAAAGCAACTTAAGGCTTATATTCTAAAAGAAAAGTTTGATCTTTCACATTATCTTTTTCTCTGAATTTGAACGCACCGGCGATTCCGAGCTTCTTGAACTCATTATAAATTTTGTTGAAGACGTTCCGAACTTCCTTGCTAGTTTCTTTCTGGCAACCTCTCAACAAGGCAGAGGACCATTTATTCAGATCAGCAGAAAGAAATCCAAGGTCTATATCCCTATCAACTGTATGAGAAATAACACTAGGGATTGAAGCCACCTCAAGTATCTCAGTCCAATCCCTTACATCAGCAGCGATAAGAAATCCAGCGGAAAACATTTCCAGGTAAGGTGTTACATCATTCGGGCTTTTGCAATCTTGATTCTTTATTGAAGCCACACATAGCATATGGTGCAAAGGTGGGTTGTGACCTGAAGAATCAGCAGAGGCAGCCAAATTTCTGTCCATTGACTGCCTGCTGAGTTTCAACAGTTTAGGGAGATCAACATGTGAAAACTGAACGAGTGCTACACCGCTCATTTCAAGCCCATCCACTGTTCGTCAAAATCTTTAATTGCTTTAGAAGGGCAACTACCCCTTCCAACAATACTAACTCCATCTGCAAGCTCGGCCTTGGCAACCCACGAGACCCCATCATTTGTAACCCCGACACCATACACCCTGTGTGGAAGGAGGTCAAGCTGATAACGATCTGTGATTGCTTTCTCGCCCTTTTTCCTTTCTTCAAGAATCTCCTTTTCCAATTTTAGGGAATGCTCCAAAGCGTTGGTGGAACTTGGTTCCTTGCTCAACATTGTAGCAAGCATGGACGACAGCCTCTCCAACCGATGAGACATTAACCTCATCTCCGATTGGTATTTCAGAGAAGATGTTTCCGCCTCTTGCGGTGATAACCAGTAAGCCATCTTCATTAGAAATATTGATACTAATTTCATTATTTCCACACCAATCTAAAGTTTTTTTAATATTCATAAAATAAACTCGGCGGGCTATTAACCCGCCGAGTCCAGTTAAAACTATCGAGCGCGACGAGTCTTCTTCTCTTCCTCAACCACTTCCACTTCCTCTTCTTTCGGGTTGAGGAACTTATCAATCTCCGTCCGAAGCTCTTCATTCGACACCTTAACAGCGTCTTCATCGAAAGGCTCCGAGCACTTCTTCACAACCGGGACATGCCAGCCGTAATCGCTGGTCTGCTTATATCGAATCCCGAGTGTTGCGGGTTGCGGCCCGTTTCCATTAGAAGGCAGGAACGGCTTAAGCTTACCAGCCTCGTTGCGACCAGACTTGTTCCCAAAGAACAACTCATGCAATCGGCCAGTAGATCGTTCGAGAACGAGGAAGGACGGACCCCACATGCAACCGCTATTCTTCGGTGCCTGCTTAATTCGCAGGAATTCCTCGGACTTATTATCGTAAGACGTTACAATTGCTTCTCGGTCACTAATATCAAGGGCCTTTGGGCGAACCGCCAAAGGAATAACATCAATTGAATCGCCAAGGTCTTCAATATCCTCTCCACCAGTCTGAGGAACGCCCCAGCGACCAGGGGGAATCTTACCAGTATCAACATACTTGCCTTTCGTGACAAGCTGAATACGCGGCAAGAAGTCAGATGCTTTCGCCACATCATCAAGAGCCTCAAGAGCCTCATTATTCACGGAAGGAAGATTACTAGCATTGAGCAAGGAAAGTTCATTATTCGACATTGTTAGGTTTCTCCGAATACTTTTCTAAATACTTTTCTAAAATTTTCTGATTCACTTTACGCCATTCTTCGTTGTTATACCTTATTTTGTCACGCTCTTTTAATGCTTCTCCTTTCTTTCTAGATTCTATGTCATCTTTGTCCAATCGGAATAGCCAAGCCATGCAGGCTTCCCAGCCTTCCTCTGCTGTCTCAAGCTCATCTCTTTCAATTATATCACGACCTCGCTCTAAGTCAAATGCTTCTTTTCGCAAAACTGCTTGACCTCTTAAACGAGGTTCCAAACCACCTCTCTTTATTTCCTCTTGTCTCCTGTCAATCATGTAAGCCTTGAAGTCTCGAAGAGCAGATTTTGCTCGGGCTTCGAACTCTTTGGCTGGCATCTTCAGAGCATCATCAATAAACTTGTGCTGTAGCTCTGCAGGAAGATTTGACAGTGCAAGAGCCGACTTCATCGGGATCTCATTGTTGGTCATATAGGACCGTAGAGACTCATCTAATCGGTTAAGCTGCAACTGGTCTCTGATCCATTCAGGGGATTTGTCGATCAAAACCGAAAGTTGGTTGAGAGTATACCCCTCTTCCATCAATAGTTTTAAGCGTTTTGCGTACTCAAATCTATTAGTGACAGGTCGGATCGAGTTGCACTTTACCTGAGTCACCAAAACTTCCCTGTCAGACATCTCCTTTATTACTACAGGAATCATAGACAAGCCAGCTTCTTTACCAGCTTCAAGCCGGTGCCAGCCATCTACTAGTTCGTAACCATCATCTTTTGGCCGAACCAAAATCGGTTGCAGGACACCGTCTTTCCTAATCGAATTCACCAACTCCACGTACTCAGCGGCTTGGCGACGGACTGGCCGCAACGCTAGTCTTGGCTTCTGGATCTCTCTGATCTTCAATTCTGTTTGGTCGCTCATAGTCACCTCTCTTGTCTATAGTATTATACTGCATGAAATCGCAAAATGTAGCAAACCGGCAAAATTATTTTGGAGGCAGGAGGCAGGAGTTTTCTCAAGACCTTCCCATAGCAAATCTTGCATTTTGCAACATTTCTCTTAGGACTTTTTGTTTAACTCCTGCCTCCTGCCTGCTCATTTTCATTTTACATAAGTCCTTTCTCTGTAAGAACTTAGCTTGCCCTGCCACCAGGCGGAGGTAGCAGGAGTTTGGCTCAAAACTCCTGCGGCCTTTTGGGGGGGTGTGTAACACTTGGTGGGTAGTATGCACCACTCTGTAGTGTTACTTACCCCTCATAATGACGACGGAGTTTGAGTTTATACCTCCGCCTGGTGGCAGGGCAAGCTAAGTCCTTACGGGGTAAGGAGTTACGACGAAACATATTTTTCTGGAAATTTCTGCAGGCAGGAGTTTGAAAACCACTTTCCGCCCCTTTCTTTGAGGGGTTTGCAAAATTGTTTGACACTTTTCTGAGTTTTGTGCAGTATAATACTATAGACAACTTCAAGATGGAGGAGGATATGACTACTGTAACAGAGGCATACAAAAAGTATTACGAGAATGTGCTATTGCATCAGCACAATAATCTGGAGCTAATTGGAAAATGGGGAGAGAATCCACGAAGATTCGAGACTCAGATATTATGTAAGAAGATGGGCAACCCGCTCCCTGACAGTAAGATGTACGAACAGGATGGGGAAGTGTTCGGCCCTCAGAGGTGGCCTTACAATGCGATGTCTGACCCATCATATAGTGACCCGCCTATTAAATATGTGATTGAGAATAGGCTGAAATCAATCGGCACTACGTGGTGGGATTGGGTTAATCGCAGATCGATTGGTGTGGGTTTTGACTTTGATTCAATTCTTCACCACGCTGCAAACGCCCTCACACAAGAAAAGATCGAAGAGCTAGATAAGCTCACCATCCCTTGGCTGGAAATTAACCGATCAACTCGTGGCGCTGGCCGACATATCTATGTGTGGTTTGATGACCCACCAGAAACCCATAATCATAATGAGCATTCAGCCATCGCTAGGTCTCTTCTCCCCCTGCTTAGCAGGTATATGAAGATGGACTTAGATGCCGATGTTGATTGCTTCGGCAGTGTGATGTGGATACATCATATTGACGCCGACAGCAACAACAGAGGTTTTGAGCAAATTAAACCGGCGACAGAACCTCTGCCATCCTCTCTTGTTCCGCCGAACTGGCGAGATCATATTGAAGTTGTCTCTGGTGGCAGATCCAAAGTGAGGGTCCAAGGATGGACCCCCGATGGTACAACCGAAGGCGATGAGCTTGATGAAATGACTCAAGCTTATGCCCGTACCCCTCTTGATGAGACGCACCTGAAAATATTGGAGGACTTAGAGAATACTGGTCATACGTCCTTGTGGGTGCAGGACCACTACTTGTGGCAGGGCCACACCACTGGACTTAAGCAAGTGTTTGACGAGTGGGCTGAGCGAGGCACACCAATGCGAGGTTTGTTTGATACAAACTCGCTTGATACAGATCCAGGTAAACCGAATTGCCTTTGCGCTGATACGAAGGTAATCACTAGAGAAGGTGTAAAACCAATTGGTGAATTAGCGGGAAATAATGTAGAAATCATCACCTCCCGTGGCAAGTGGGTGAACGCGCCTTTCAAGTCGTATGGTGAGCAGGAAGTATTTAATGTAACTATTGAGAACCGGAACCAACGAAAGAACATTCGAGCGACTGGCGATCATCGTTGGTATGTCACAAAGTATCGAAGTGATGGGTATAGAAAGACCAAAGTAAACTTCGGTGACCGTGAGGAAGTCGAGACGAAGAACTTGACCAAAGGCCGCATCTTAGTGCAGACGAAGCCTCAGTGCAATCATACACCAAGCGTTGTTGGTATTCAACACGGGCTGGTGTGGGGTGATGGTACTAATGGAGGTGAGCGAAACACATCTTCACTGAGTTTGTTTGGTGCCAAAGACGCCGAACTGTTGAAGTATTTCGCTGAGCACCCGCAACGACCAATCAACCGATCTGTCGGCGGAGTGGAAGTATGGAATCTTCCATACCACTTCAAGTCACTGGTTCCTTTGCACTATGACAAGGCGTACTTGTACGGTTGGCTGGCTGGATACTTCGCTGCTGATGGTTGCGTGTCTGATAGGGGGTCGTGTATCATTCGGTCTACTGACAAGATAAGCGTCGAGCATGTACGTCAAGTGTGCACATTCTCGGTGTGGAAACTTCCAAGGTAACTGAATCACGCACCGGGACAACCTCTTACAAACCTGACAGTCCAGTGTACACAATTATCTTGAAGGCTGCCGACCTATCGAAAGATTTCTTCCTGTTGACTCCGCATCGAGAGCAATGGGCAAGCACGACGAATCGTCAGCATCATTACTGGAGAGTTGTAAGTGTCGAACCTGCTGGACGTGAGGAAGTGTTCTGTTGTACAGTACCAGAGACTCACTGCTTCGTGCTGGAAGATTTCATACTTATCGGAAATTGCTTCATGCGACCAAGGCCAAACGGTGCTTGGGATGTTTATCGTTTTGGTGAGGGGGTAGAGGAGCATCCGCTGTGGGATAAGCAAGGTAAGTGGACTCATACAACCTACAACTTTCCGGCCACTTTGAAGCAGATATGCTTGGCTGCTGGCGGATTTGAAGGCACTGAAGAGAAGCAAGGCTATCTATTTGATAGTGTGGAGGACTTATCTCAAGCTCTAAAGATGTTAGAAGCGAAGGATAAAGTACCTGAGAAAGCAATTGGCAGGACTCCTTCATTATCTCTTAACGCAAAAGATAAGATTGTGTTGAGAATTCCAAAGGAAAGAGGTGATAATCAAAGTGATTTCCCCAAATTCGTAAAGACTACTCGCGGATGGGAGAAGCTTCTAAAGAATACTGCTGAAACTTCTGATAAGATTATTGAAGAAGAGCAGGTTTGGACTGATCTGGACGACAAAATCAGAGCGCTGAAAGCAGACAGCAAGTTTGATTCGTGGGTAGTTTACGACGACCAGAAAGAGTGGACAGCACACCCGCGAGAAAACATTAAATCGTTCCTGGTTTCAGAGGGGTACGCCAAGCCAGACCCGATACTTGGAAGTGCCGTATTCAAATCTTGGAAAGTTATTCGAGATCCATTTCGACCAGAGTACCCTGGAGGTCGTGTGTGGAATAGAGACGCAGCACAATTTGTCTACTCTCCTGTTGATTTGTCTGAGGATGAGACTCCAGTACACCCTACTTGGGACAAGCTGATGGATCATTGCGGAGTTGATCTGGATGAGTACATCAAATCCCTAGACTGGTGCAAGTCTTGGGGAATCAAGAACGGTGGAGACTATCTAAAGGCTTGGGTAGCCTGCATGTTTCAACAGCCGTTCTGTAAACTCCCTTACTTATTCATGTACGGCCCTCAGAACAGCGGAAAATCTTCATTCCATGAATCGCTAAAATTGCTAGTGACAAAAGGTGTTGTCAAGGCAGACAGAGCTTTGACTTCTGAGCAGGGGTATAATGGGGAGCTTGCTGGTGCAATATTAGCTGTTGTCGATGAAGTGGATATTGCCAAAGCCGGTGCTGCTGTCTACAATAAGCTGAAAGAGTGGACTACAGGCTTGACTATTTCGATCCATGCAAAATATA